ATAGGTTAGACCAATCAATTTACCATCAGTTCTTACACCCCATAAAATACTGTCTGGTTCTTGCTGATAAGACAGCTCTGTAACCCCAGACTCTGTAACATTCTCAGCCAGGATAGTCATATCAGGAGCTACATAGCTATCAAAATCAAAAGAATATGTTAGTTCTCTGATTTTTCTTTTAGCTCTTTGTAAAAACATAGTTACATTTGCAATCTGGACAGCATCTATGTTTGCAGCTCCGTAGGATGTTTGTCTTTGAATTTGTATATTTGTTGGTGTTATAGGTTGTGTAGTTCCAGATGCAGATACAACAAATTCACCACCTACAGTACCAGCTATCAGAGATCTTTGTGCAGACAAAAATCTAATAGCATTTACTTTATTTGATGCAATTGTATAAACCATAGCATCACTATCATTTGTACCTATTTTAAAATTGTTGAAAGTATTTACTTTACTGAAAAACAATGTTTGTGGTTCTACAGATGTGGCTGCAAAAACCAGTCTTTGTTCAAAAAATGTAACAGATGATGGATGTCCAGTCGTATCTGAAAAAGAACCTAAAGAAAATTCTGTACTATTTGTATTTATACTTAGACCAGTAATAGCTTCTTTTACAGTAGCTGTAACAGTTGTTGTATTAGTAATAGCTGTTATTTCTAAAAATCCAGCAGTTCCAAGTTTTATATGTCTGCCAATATCATTTGATGTAAATCCAGTACCATCATTTATACCAGTAGTATTTGTTGCTGTAACAGTAGCAGACGCATTTAAAGTTACGCTAGATGTCTGCAGCTGCGTTGCAGTTGTGTTTTCTGGTAAAAAAGGCATCGGTGAAAAATCTTCTTCAACAAGAGTCCAGCTAGTATGACCAGTTCTGGATAACTTTCTGACACTTACCTCTGGATGAACCAGGTACATAATATCTGCAGATTGTGCAAATTTTATGCCTGGAAGCTGTGCAGTTGTAAATGGTGATGCTATTTCAAATATCTTGTTACAAGATCCACCAGATGTATATGTTGTAAAGCTAGTTGTATTTACATTTGTTCCATCAACATCAGTAAGCTCAAATGTATTTGTTGTTTTATTCGCAACAATAAATGTTTTACCATTCAGCTCTGTCATACCTCCAACGCTTGTAATTATCACATGATCTCCGTTAGAATATCCATGTGAATTAGCTGTAATCACTCCTGGATTAGCTTTTGTAGCTGCAGATATAGCTTTTGCAGACTCTGTTATGATGCCTTTGTCTTTGTAAAATCTAATATATTGATTACCAAACTCCATGACATAAGTCTGGACAGTAGAAAATTCAAAAGGAATGAGTCTTACAGCTGCAGAGCTGCTCTTTACTTCATGTATAAATCTTGTGCCAGGTCGCCTGGTAGCTCCTCCATGTGGTTGAATTGTAAAATTTGTAAGTTGTTTTGCTCCGTTATAGTATTTACTTAGATCAGTTCTCCCGTCTAATCTAGGTGATAACTGTCCAGCTGTAAAGTTTGTATAGGCTACAGTCTGTCTTGGCATTAAAATCTCGCATTGATAAATGTAGATGAGTCAATGACATCCGCTGTACCTTCTGTAGCGTCTGCATGACGAGCTAATCTTAGTTTCTCCTGGTATTCTGCTTTTAGTGAGTTAGCTAATGATGTGGAGCTAGTGATTGCATAACACAATTCCGCTGCTAATCTTTGTGAAATAGACTCTACAAGTAAAGAGTCATACTCTGTAACATCCTCAACAATAGAACTGTAGACTAAAAAGATCTGTTCTTCATCAGTCACTATTTTTCTACCCTCTACTTTGAATATCTGTCCACCATCAAGGTTAGAACTTGTGCCATTATGAAGTCCGCCTATGTTTATTACCTTAATACAATCAGCTGGGAGCTGATATTGAAAGGCAAATTCATGTGTAGGGGTAGCTGTATCTCTGGCTAATTCTATTCTTTTAACCAGGCAATTCCAATGATGTTCTCTAAATACAGCATTTCTAATAGGAATATATCTTTGATTACATAACCTGGCATTTTTACTATCTTCTGTCAGAGCTATGATGTTATTAGCTCCTAAGATATTTAGAGCTGAGTTACAAATAGATACTACTGATGTCATACTAAAGTCCTTCTTTTCTTTTTAGTCTTTTTATGTCTATTTGCAAATGCTTTTGCAGACTCTTTAGAACGAAAACCCCAAGCTCTCAAAGCTAAACCTAGCCTGGTGGGAGATCCATCTGGCTTTTTTTCACTACCACGCATACCACCAAACCTGGCAGCAAAAGAAATCCTCCTGGGATTAACACCTCTTTTGACTGGTGATTTTAAATTAGAACCCTCTGTTCTCTTAAAAAACTTACGACCAGCTGCATTTAAACCACCCTTCGGATTTTGATATTTTTTTGCAACCACTATCTAAACCTTCTTGTTTTTTTAGAAATATTCTTAGGCTGCTTACTATGCTGCTTACCCATAAGTGTATCTTGTCGTTTTTTTCTGGTAGTAGCTGCATACTCAGATGCAGATAAAGATTTTATTGCTGCACTTGGCAGATATCTCTCACCAGTTTTTGCAGATGGCTTACCAGATTTGGTACGCCATTTTTGTTTTGTCCAGTTTTTTAAACTGCGTTGTGACTTAGATAAAGCCATTATGCTTTCGCTTTTTTCTTAGCTGTTGCACTTAAATCTTTGAAATGCACTACTGGTTTACTACTACTACTGTGTGACTTACCAGTATGTATTTTACCATTAGGCATTTTATGAACTGAACCTTTGTACTCTTTCCCATTTTTAAAGTAGTGTTTAGTTCCTTTACCCATTATTTATAACCACCTCCCGCCTTTTTATAACGCAAGGCAAGTAACTGAGCCTTCCTTGCACTCCATTGTCCAGGCTTTCCACCTTTTGAACCAGCCATAATCGTATTGAACATTCTTTTACGCATACCTGGTTTGGTGTAATTACCAGCTTTATTAACCGAGCTTTTCTTTTTTGCCATTTTTCTTTTTCTTGGCTGTAAATTTTATGCCTTTTACTTTCGGTCTGTTTCTCAGCATACGAAAATCATTACCAGTAATTTTATTATCTCCGTCTGCGTCTAACTTTTTTTGTCTACCATACAAAGCCATTTTAATACTTCATTTTCTTAGGCTTCTTACCAGCTTTTTTCATAGACATAGCTGTAGCTGCTTGCTTTTTAGCCTTTGGTGTTTTCTTTTTCATTCCAGATTTTTTCATCATACTTCCGTACATAATAATCTCCTTTGTAAAGGGAGGGGATAACCCCTCCCAGATTTGTTTTACTCTGTAGAGAATACAACAATACAATGGATTGATCCAGATATTGTTGCTCCACCAGTAGTAATTATAACATCTGTAGATGCAGTAGTTCTATGACCTACTCCAGTCATAGTAGCTATCGCAGCTCCAGTTGAGCTACCACCTAAGATGGATTGTGTCTGTCCAGCGACATTCCAAGTTCCAGTCGCTGCAATAAACAAATCATCATCTGCGGATGTTCCAACTTTCAGAGTTGATGAACCACCTAAAGCATCACATTTCAAGATAACATCGTGAATTGTTGCTGCTTCTGGTATTCTAGCAATTGTAATATCAGATCCACTTGCAAGGCTTGATGCTTCAAATGTTCCATGGAACACACGCATCTTACCGCCAGCTACTTCTGATGATACTTTAACTACTGGATCTGCATCCATGTTAGTTATTTCTACGCCTTTTACACTAGCCATTTTTTACTCCTATTCGTCACAAGCCACTTCAACGACTTTTTCCTCTTCCATACGAGTAGCTCCTATTGACATACAATAGTAAACTTGTGTGGAATAACCTTTGTCTGCTCTTTCATCAATACGAGCTGTTACATCTTTACCAATGGCAAGTTTGATAGCATCTTCTGTGAAAGCATAACAAAGTCTGTCGTCTGTGTTAGCTAATTGAAGTCTGTTAGACACAAGGAATTCAAAACCCATAAAGGATGTTACATCACCTTGAGCTAACGCTCTAACTGTGTTGAAGTCAGCAGAAGTTACCTCTGTGATACCTAACAAGTTTTGAATTTGTTTTGGTGAACATAAGAAGTATCTCTTTAATGACGGATCAACTGATTTGCTGTCTAACAAGAATTTTGCTTCTGTTAGTTTAGCAACTGATAACGCACCAGCTGTAGTATCTCCTTGAGCTGATGAGAATGGCTTTTGTGCCGATGGAAGAGCTGTATCTGTTGATCCAGTAACTCCCGTTTTAGCTGTGCCGCCAAGTGCTGTTATTACAACATCATCCATAGCTCTTCCCATTGCTGCAGCAGCTGCTTTAGCATAAGAAGAAGTAGGATCGATTAACATTCTGATTTTATCAACATCATCAATTAAATCAGCCCATTCATAGTCCGCTAAAGTAACGGATCTTCTTGCATGAGGCGTATCTAACTGTGGCGTATCAGAATGTCTGCTTGTTCTGACTTGTGCTGTTACTTGTCCAATCTGTTCGAAGAAAGCCTTTTTCCCGTTTACAGTTTCGACATCTACAGCTGGTCTAAGTACAGAACCCATTTGCTGAGATAACATAGTAACATTGTTACTATACTGTTCAACAAATGCTGTAGTTATTTGATTTGACATTTAGTCCTTACCTTTCATTTGTTGTTATTTACTTTCTTCGTAAAATTATCTGTTTCCAGGTCTTACTTCATTTTACTACTGATAGTAGCTGGTCTGTTCCCAATGTCAGAGGAGTCTTTCGATTATTCCTCAACTATCCCATGCTTCATATTCTGAAGCTGGAAAACTTCTTCAACTGCAGCCTGGTGTCCAGGATGTTTCTTATCCCAGTACGGAGTACCTGGAGCAGTTAATTTAGCAATCTCTTTTTCAGCATCATCTGGAGTCAATGTCAAGTCGTTTTCTTGCGTTGCACTATCCTCTGTAAAATTTTCTGCAATAGATGCAAGAGCTTTGATTACGACTGGATGATCTCCAAACCTGAAACCATCAAAAGTTTTTTCTCTTAATTCATCTGGAATATATTTAGAAAAAACACTTTGAGCCATTTCTATTTTTTTATCAAAGGCTAGACCATAGGTTTTTCTTAAATCTTCCTCTGCTCTTTTTCTTGATGTTTCTATTTGAGCATTTGATGTCTGCTCCTGGCTCTGACTAAGATTACTATAATAATCTAAAATCTGATTAGCCTGGCTATTATTTAGTCCAGCTTTGTATGCAGCTTCTTTGAAACCAATAACAGCTGGATCATCGGCTGAAAATTTTTCTCCAGGTATTTCATATCCAGCAGCATCATCTGGTCTACCTATCCTACTATAGATCATATTCCAATCCTCTTCTGTAGAATGTTTGCCAGGTACTGGTATCTTATCAGCTCCTACCATTCTTTGAGCATGGAGATAGCTCTTTGCAAGATCTCCAGCGTTTGTAAAATTTTTTAAAGATGGTTCTGATCTAAGATCTTCTGGTAATCCATCTAAAAAAGTAACACCTGGATCTGCTTGTTCAGATTGACCAGTTGCTATTACTGTATCAGTTGTCTGTTCTTCACTCATTTTTTCTCCTTTATAAGATTTTTGATTGCGATAACTACAGATCGCTGTCCTTCAAGATATGCCATCTCGTTGCTATCTTTGCTGAATGATGAAGCATGATAATTAAATCTTGCTTCTAAATCGCTTAAAACTTTTAGTCCTTCTGGAGTACCAAAAGTTTGTTTATAGCTTTGTATAAGTTCTTTTACTTCTTGGCTATTCACGATTTAACTCTTTGACAAGCGGAGCTACCTTACCTCCAGCTTCAGCTGCTTGCATTTGTTGTTGAGCTTCCGCTGCAGCTTGTTGAGCTGCTTGTCTTTGTTGTCGTATTGACTCCACTTCTTGCGTTGATCTCATAACTTTGGATGGTACACCCAATACTGTCGCCAGGTGATTTACCATTTTATCATTATCAATGAAATCCATAACTGGACTCATTTGAGATAGTGGAGTTACAATTTCTAAAGTTCTAAGTATCGCCTGGAGATCTCCCATTTTTTGTGATCTTGCTAGCGGTGACACATATTCGATATCTATATCTTTACCTCTAAGCTGTTCTGGAGCTGGTGGTAAAATTTTATTTCTTAAAAGAATACCAAAAATTCTGTTTATCAAAGGCTGTAACATTTCAGATTGTAATCTACCTAGAACTGGAGCAAGCAATCTCATTTTTTCTTCATTACGCTGCATAACTTCAGTAGCTGTCATCTGAATATTCTGTGACATCAATAGTTGATCTACATAAAATGCTTGTTTGATTGCAGTTCTTCTCTGCTCTTCAATATTCAATCCTAAAGGTGTATTAGCTCCAATTGATAATGGAGTTATAGTATCTCTTGATCCAGATCTATAGAAGTTTAATCCTCCAGGCTGTGTTCTAATCGGTAACATAAAACTATCATCTGGTACTAATAAAGGCGGATCTACCATTTTTTGTGCAGCTTTGATTGTGGTTTCTGACATTTTGTTTATCATTTTGATATCAGCAAGAGCTGTCATAGCTGGTGATCTACCATAAACTTCATTACTAGATTTTAAATATCTTGGAACTACGAATGGAAACTCATTATAGCCAGATACAGATATAATATTACCATCTTCATCATAGTAGATAGATGAAAACTCCATAGATTTGTTATCAGCTTTAAATGGATTGAGTTCGTCATTTGGTCTTACACAATGATAGATCGTTACATCATCGTGTGGATATGTTGTCGATTTTTTTAAAATAGATTTAGGCAGCTTATCTCCAAACCTTTGAAAAGCTCCCCTGGCAGTCATTTTGATTTCTCTATGAATAGTATCTACAACACTATTATTATTCTCCTGGACATAGATTTCTTTTATATGCCTGGTTGAAAATCTAATAAAATCTTTTGTATCTTCTTCAACCATCATGCAGCCAGTACCGAATGATATTAGATCTGTATAAAGTTCGTGAACTTCTTGTTGAAAATTAGATCTATCAAAAGCCATATACATCGTTTGTGTTGATGCTTCTAACCAATCTTTGTTTTCTTTATTCCTGGCTATCTCTTCATCTTTAAATCTCATACTAAACCAGGGAGTTGCGGGATTTGTCAGCATACCATGTAGGGATGATGAGAATAATTCTAAAGCTCTGAGAGCTGTCGAGTCGAAAATTTTTTCAGTTCTTTTATCTCCCCTGGATCTTGTTGTTGTTACATCTGCTCTTCTGGGTAAAACAT